TGCAGTTTTACTGTTAGCTGTGCAGGGGATGCCTTGGTTTTGCCGGTAATACCTGGAAGTTATGAAGCTGGGCAGAGCTATAATAATGGCTCCGTAAATGTTAATGCTCTTGGTGAAATAAATATGCTTGGCAAGCGTAACCTAATGACCATTAGCTTTAGCAGCTTCTTCCCGGCACAACAATATGAATTTAGCGCTATAGGCTATTATTCACCATATGAAGGGATAAGAAAACTGCAAAGCTTTGCTCAGAAGGGGCAACCATGCAAGCTGCTTATTAGCGGTACCAATATTAATACTGCTGTTACCATTGATAGTCTTAACTTTCGTGAAAAGGACGGAACTGGAGATGTTTATTTTGACCTGAGCATGCGAGAGTACCGGTATATTTTACCGACTAGTAACAGGCTGAATAAAACTACGCAGTTGTCTAGCAGGGTAGCAGAATCTTTACAGGAAAGAGATGTTACGCTTTATCCAGGGATGGATTTGATGGATGCAGCATCAGAGGCAGTAGGGCAGATATTTCCGATAAGCGAACAAGGTAATAAGAAATTATTGCTGTATAAGCATCTAGTTAAGCTTGGGATTTCTTCCTCCAACAGCTTTAAGGTCACTCGTTGCCGGCTTACTATAGGTGATGTATCTATAAGATTGTGAGGAAAGTATGCTTGTTTGTAAATATTCTGACCCGCCATCTGGGGCGGTTAAAAACATTGATATTACAGAGTACATATTGCGTTATCTGTGGAGCGGTGACGTGGATCAATGCGCTAGACGCTTGGAATTTGAGATTGCCTTTAATACTCCGGATAAGGATGCTGGCTTTATTGGGCTAGATTTGAAACTAGGTGGTACTATCCTTTTGGAGTATGTTGACGATTATGGCGAATCTGCGGAACTGTTTAATGGCCGTATTTTTAGCAGAAAGCGTAATGGTAATAGTTATACCTTTGAGTTTGTTGCGTATGATCAGCTGATTTATTTGGCTAAAAATAAGCTGTGTCTGGCCTTCTATAATGCAAAGGCTACTGACGCAATAAATTTGGTATGTTCTAAAATTGGTATTGTGGCGTTTGGTGACAATCCAACATTAGGAACGTTGATTAATTTTGTAGCTGATGAAAAAAGCGGTAGTGAAATTATTCAAATGATTTTGGCTAAAGTTAGGGCTGATACAGGCATTATGTATGCTGCTTCGTCTATTAATGGACAACTGGCCATAATTAAACAAGGAACTTTGCTAGAAGAGTATATTGCAGATGCATCTGCAGGTGTTACTAGTGCTGACCATGGCGAAAATATTGAGAATATGATAAATCGTGTTGAGCTGTGGGATGATCATGGAAATTTTATAAGTGCTATAACTGCTGAAGCTGACGTTAATGAGTATGGAACATTACAAGGAATTTATAAGATTCAACCGCCTGTTGAAGGCGAAAGCGTTGATAATTATAAAGCTGCGGCGTCGTTGCTCAATGGAATTGAAAGCGATACTCAGCTGCATGCTATAGGCAACATCCAATGTGTTTCCGGATACTCTATTGTTGTTAGAGAAGATGTATTGCAAGGAAATTTCCTTATAAAGTCTGATACGCACACATTTGAAAATAATACTCATATGATGGACTTGACTTTGACTTATATCCAGTGAGGTATTTATGAAAAATGCAAATGATCCATATAATGGCATATTGAATTTAATGAATAAAATGACCTGTAATGGATTGCAGGCAACTGCTGCTATTGGAGAGATATTAAGTGTACCTCCTAATATAGCCATAGGGTATAACGGGATGACCATTACGAGTCAGTATTTATGGATTGATGAATATTGGCTTCAGGGCCATACTAGGCATGCTAAAGGACATATTGTTAGTGCTACTCAAAATCGTGCTGGCGGTGGCGGTGAAGCAGCATATGCTAGCCATAATCATGATATAGATAATGATTATTCTGATAGTATTATTTATACGGATACGTGGCACGTAGGAGATAAAGTGCTTATGATACCGATTTGCGGACAAGACAGGAAAACAGCAGAACAATTTGCTGTACTCTGTAAACTTAAAAGATTGGATGGTAATTAGAATGTCTAATCCCTTTATATTTGGGCCTGCAGGTTCCGATAAGATTGATACTGCTGAGGAATTTTGTGAATACGCTTATGACTTCAAGAAAAATTGCTTTCTTTACGATAGAGAAGGCAGGCAGATCATTTTTAGAAGGAATGAAGCGATTAAAGTTTGGGCGTATAAAGCATTGCTGACAGAACGCTTTTTACACTTGGCTTATTTTGATGATTATGGTGCTGAATTGGAACATTTCATAGGCAGGGTGCCTAATGATGGTTCTGAAGCCAGTAAGCTGTTTAACTATATAGAGGATACACTTTTGGTTAATCCTTATATAGTCAGTGTGGAAAATGTAGATGTTGCACAGGACCATAAAAAAATAACTTTAAATATTGGGCTGACAACTGTGTATGGAAAGTACACTTTGGGAATAGAGGTTTGATATGGAAAAGGCTATTACTAAAATAGAAATTCTTGATCGCCTTTTAAATGAATATGCATCTATACAAACTAGCGGTGTTAGCACGGTGGAAGGAAGCTTTACTTTTGACACATTGTCTGCTAATGCTGTGGAATTTGAAAAGGCCTATGCTGAAATTATGCTAGTGCTGGAAGCTGCATTCCCTCAGAGTAGTTGGGGAGAATACTTAACCTTAAAGGCTGAAGAACATGGAATAAGAAGACAACAGGCTACAAAAGCTGTTGTTGAGCTTACTGTTAAAGGAAAAGCAGGAACGATTGTACCAATAGGTTCTGTTTTTGCAACGGCAAGTGGTGTAAGCTTTATTAGTACAAAAGAAGCAACTATTGCTGGTGATGGAGCAATAAAGATAATGGCTCAGGCTAAAGAGGCTGGCGCCGGCGGGAATGTTAAAGCTAGTAGTATAAACAAAATACCGGTAGCTATTTACGGAGTTTCTGGCGTTGTCAACGAGCTTGAAGCGCATGATGGCTTTGATTTGGAAAACGATGAAGCATTGCTGAATAGGCTCTTGTTTAAAGTACAAAAGCCTGCAACAAGCGGAAATTGTTATCATTACCAACTGTGGGCTACATCGGTAGATGGAGTTAGCATGGTTAAGGTACTTCCGCTGTGGGCCGGTAATGGAACAGTGAAGATATTAGTTTTGGACGCAAATAAGCAGGCTGCCAGCGAAAATATTTTGGAAGCAGTAAGGGAAAAAATAGCTGTCAATGCACCTATAGGAGCAACTTGCACTGTAGCTGCTCCCGAATTGCTAACTGTTAATATTTCGTTAAAGGTTACTGATGGCGTTGGTAATGTGAACGGCATTAAAAATGTTGTAAATGATTACTTCAGCGCAAATGCTCTTGCATTATCAAGCATTTCATATGCACAGATTGGCAAGGCTATTTTGGGAAGCCCGGAAATAACTGGAGTGAGAGACTATTCTGACTTGCTTATAAACAATGGTAGCGTCAATATACCGGTTGGATCTGAACAGCTTCCTGTTGCTGGGATGGTGACCTTAAATGAATAATATATGGTTGAGAAAAAATGAGGTAGATATTTTAAGATATCTGCCTTATTTTTTGAGCAAAGAACCTACATTTAAGTCTGTAAATGCTGCAGACAATGCTGAACATGAACGATTGCGATTACAGATACAGGAATGCTTAGAACAGCTTTTCCTGGAAACAGCAACCTGGGGATTGAGGCTTTGGGAAGAATATTGTGGTTTGCAAAGTGATGAAACCCTCGACTATAAAACAAGGCGTAACAGAGTGCTGGATGTTCTTAATGGCACGGAAACCGTTACAAAAGACTTTCTGCTTACGTTAATTAATAGGTATGTTGCTGACAAAAGCGGTTCTGTAATTGAACATTACGATCAATATTATATTGATATATTGCTGCCAGATGGTAAGGTAACTAGTTTTGTTGATTTAGAAAAAAACCTGAGAACTTTTATGCCGGCACATTTGGGGTGGAAGTATGTAGCATTTTCTGGTGTCAATGATTATGTAAACGTGTCTGGAATAGTATCTGGATGTAGAGAGTTTAGCATTATGGCAGATACTAGTTATGATTTGCTTATTGATGGACCTGCAGAGCCTGTTGCTACAGGCATTGTAATGCAGGGTTATGAAATAACTATTGAACCTGATTTATTTAAATAGGAGGATTGATTATGGCGAATACAGGACAATTTGCTAAAGTTATTGTTACTGCGGCTGGTAAAGATATGATTGCAAAGAGCCAGGGCGGGCAAATTTTACATTTTACGCGCGTTTCTTTAGGCGACGGATTGGTTGCTCCTGGTGAAGATCCGGTGAATTATACTTCCGTTAAGAATGAAAGACTGAGCGTACCAATTGCTAAGTGTAACAACCTGAATAATGGACAATTTGAGATACAGTTTAGAGTATCTAATCAGAATGTGACTGAAGGATTTTGGCATCGCGAAATTGGGATTATGGCTAAGATTGATAATGGCACAGAAGAGCTATATGCATATACTACAGCAGGAAATACAGCATCATATATTTACGATAAAACTGCTCCTGTAGATGAAAGAGTCGTTAATGTGACGTTTGTTATTGGTAATGCTTTAAACTTGGACGTTGTCATAGATAATAGTACTATTTATTTAACTAAAAGAGATTACGAACAATCTATGCGTGAACATGAGAATAATCCTGAAGCACATGAAAACGCAATGCAGACACATAATGAGGATGAATCGGCGCATGCTGATATGGTAGGTGCTACTGAAAATCTTAATGGTAAACGTGGTATGGCGCCAGCTCCCCCTAAAGGCAGTCAAGATTTACCTCTGTGCGGCGGTGCTACGTATAAAGTTTTGCCGGTTGATGGCGGCGGTACTGGGGCAAATACTGCAGCTGCTGCTGTAAAAGCACTGCTTGGCAGTTCTGCTATTGGTTCGTCCACCAAATCTATTTATTATGACGGTGCAACTCTTAAAGCCTGTGCAGATTCTATTGGCGGCGGAGGTATTGTAGCTGCTTTGTTAGGACAAAATGGATATGCAAAGTTCGCGAACGGTCTAATTCTGCAGTGGGGAAGTAGTAACGTGGTTAATAGAGATACTACGGTAACATACCCTGTCGCATTTAGCATCTTATATAGCGTTGTCGGAGCGCCTAAAAGCAGCAGCAACCTTAGCGGCAGCAACAGCAATTTCGGTATAAAATCGCAAAACAACAGGAGTTTTATCGCCAACATGTATGACAACGGTAATGGATATGCAGGCTTTAACTGGTGCGCTTGTGGTAAGGCCTAGGCTTTGCCAATGGATAGCCACCAAAAGCCAGCGTAGCCGTTACCAGTATCGTAAGAACCAGCCTGAAACGTCTTGTTGGTCACGTTTGAAACGTATTGACAGTTTTGAGAGCCTGTACAGCCTGTGCTGTTTGCTGTCCGTGCTACCGCTAGCACTGCATATGTCACGGATGTAGCTATAGGCAGTGTTATGGTAACATTACGCTTGCCGTCCGTATAAACTCCCCACTGCTACATACCAACAGCAATATAGTTGATATTCGTACCTCTGTGCGTCGGCCAAGTCATAGAGCTGTTAGTTCTGGCAATCCATGACGTGTTTTCAAACGTAGCACCGGACCACGATTCTTGCGCCGTAGCTATACAATAAAACTTTTGGAATGGCAGCGAAAAATTTAGTGTTGCTGCTGTGCTTCTTCCCCACTGCAAATCGAAATCGCCCCGAAGGGCGTAGAAAGGAAAAGAATATGAATTTAGAACGTCAAAATCAATATCTTATCCTGCCAGAAGCAGGACAGCGAAAAGACACCAAGCTTGCTGTTGAGCACAGCGAAGAGCAAATTGCTGAGCTGCTCAAACAAGGCTATGTAATCGTTAACCAAGATGATTTTAATAAGCTCATCGGCAACAGCGACGGCGAATACCTTATCGCTGATGATGGCAGCATACATCTCAAGCCAGCACCTACAGACGCAGAGCTGCTGGCAGGTTTGGCAGCTGCTAAAATCGTAGCGTTTAAAGCAGAGCGTGACGCAGAAGAAGTGCAACCGGTTGAGTACAAGGGAAACTTGTATGATTACGACGACAAAAGCAGAGATAGAATTAATGCTGCAATTATTGCATTGGATGCTCAGGGCGAGGGCGCTAATATAGCGTGGACTTTAGCTGATAATTCTAGCGTTAACGTTACTGCAAATGATTTTCGTATGGTTATTGCCAACGTAGCGATTCGCAGCAACGATTTGCATGTAAAGTACCGCACCTTGAAAGAAAAAATTTTAGCTTGCAAGACTGCTGCCGAATTGGAAAAAATCGTTTGGTAAGCCCATAAAACCTACATTTTTTAGGCTTTTGAACACAATAAAATACTTGTGCCAAATTAGTCCCACGGTTTTATACAGTGGTGATTATGGTACGAGGATTTTTAATTAAGCTATTAGTACCACATTAGTACCACTAGAGCAAATCAATAGCTTGTTTTAATTCACGCAGGCCTTTGTGTGTATATACTCCCTGCGTGATACCTTGGCAGGCGTGGCCAAGAATTTTCTTTACTGCAACCTCGTTGGCGTTCTTGTTATCCAACATCGTTGCGCAGGTATGGCGGCATTCGTGTGGAGTGTGCTGGCACCTAGAAGCTTTCATTACCTTATCAAATCTGCTGCGGTACTGGTGATAACTTAGGGGATTCCCGGTTTCATCGCTTATAAGAGTCTTTCCAGGCATCTGCATCCAATGCTGAAAGTAGGGCAAAGTCTTTTTACTGATTGGCACAATTCTGTTCCTGCCAGCTTCCGTTTTACTATCTCGGATAACAAAAAATCTTTGTCTGAGCTTCACGTCTGTTTTAAGTACGTGTATAAACTCAGATGGGCGTGGACCTGCGTAACATGCCATAACTACGCACATCGCCCATAAGCTCAAAGGATTATCCTCTGTTATCAGTGCCCTTACACGATTTAGCTGGCGTGCATTAAAAGGCTTTTTGGGATACACCGTTTTGTTTTTATCAATATCAATGTATCGGGTGATGTCAGCTGATGGAGAAATAAATTCATACTTTACTGCGTAGGAATAAACATGGTGAAGCAGTTGACGGCATTTCTTCTGGCTTGCATAACCGACACCTTTCTCCGACATTACCTTTATAACGCCTTGCAAATCGCTGATGCGTAATTCTACAAAGCGCTTATCATACAGTGCTTCGCAATGCTTATATGCAGCTCTGTAATTAGATTGAGTGCTTTTGGCGATTTGCAAGAATCTTTCAGCAGCCATGCAGTGGTACATCTCGCTAAAAGTAATTTGGGATGGGGAATAAATATGAGGGTTCTTATTCGCTTCTACGAGGAACGCAATAGCTTCTTCGTATGTGGCAAAATATCCTATGGCAATTTGTTTGCTGCCAATGGTTTTGCGCACAACATAAGGCTTCCGCCTTCTGCCATCAGCCTTGCGGGTGATGCTGCCAAAGCCGTTGGGTAATTTTAATCGTTTTTTCATAAATTATCATCTCCTTCAAATAAATTATAAAAGGAGATGGGAAGGGGCGAAACATGGATATACAAACTATATCAGCTCTTGCTAGCGGTGGCTTTTTTATTGCGACTTACTTAATTGTGCAGCCGCTAAAGCTATCCATTAATGCATTGCAGATCAGTGTTGACCGCCTGGCATCCGCGATGGAACGTGTACAGGACGAAGTCGGCGAAAACAATGAAGAGTTGGCAAGAGACGAAGAAAAAATTAAGACTCTTTTTGCTAATGATGATGCCCTCGATGCTAGAGTACGCCACATTGAGGAACGCTGTGAAAATTGCCAATGCCGGGAGTGATAATATGAAAAAAATATTGAATATGCTAAAAAAAGACGAAGAAACCATCAGCATTGGGCGCGTATGCGCTGTCTTGGCGATGGTTTTATTTATTGTAGTCAGTCTGTTTTTAGCATTAAGCGTAAAAACTTGGGGAAACTATGATACTTTTGCTTGGGTATGTCTTGCTTTCGTGATAGTTCAGTTGGGAAACAAGGCAATCGAAACTAAGGCTTTTAAGATTGGAGGGAGAGAATGATGAAATATTTTACTGATGCAGAGTTTGCCTGCAAGCACTGCGGTTGCTTACTTAAAGGTGGCATGAATGCAGTCTTACTAGAAAAGCTTGACCAGTTGCGTGAGCGTGTAGGTGCTCCGATTATTGTTACCAGCGGCTACCGCTGCCCGGTACATAATGCCAATGTAGGCGGCGTGCCTAACAGCCAACACGTGCTTGGTAATGCTGCTGATATTATCTGTGATGCAGTTAGCGTAAATGAGCTTGCAGATCTGGCTGCAGAGATTGGCTTTGACGGCATTGGCCGTTATTACAATAGCTGTTTTGTACACGTTGATTGCCGTGACAACGGTAATAGTCCTAATTATTACAGATGGGAGGAAGTATAATGGAAAAATTTAAGGTTTTTATTATGTCTACTGAGTTTGTAAGTGGCCTGGTAATTGGTTTTGCCTTGGGCGCGCTTCACCATTATCTGGGCTTATGAAATGGAAAAATATAACCGTTATCTGTGCATTGCTTGTATCCTGTTTTTGGTTTTCTCCTTGCTATGCCGATACTACGACAACCGTAGAGACAGTGCAAAAGCAGGAGATGATATTAGTATCTCGGAGCAAATTAATCGCTCTGAGGAGCTTGCTGATAGAGCAGGAGAGGAAAATAGATCAGCTCAGCATCATGTTGACAATGCCCAAAGAAGAGCTGAAGAAGCAGGAGCAATTAATAAAAGAGCTGAAATCCAGCTTACAGAGTGCGCAGAACTCGTTGAGTCAATCAGAGCTGATAATTGCAGAGCAAAACAACTCCTTGAGGATATTATCTCAACAGCTGAAGAAAGAAAAAGCTGTGAAAGAACGCATTGAGCAACAGCGAATTTTTTGGCAAGTTATTGCTGGTAGTATTGCAATCTATGCTATTGAACAAAAATAGGCCTGCATATGCAGACCTATTTGCTCGCAGTATAGAAATGGTGTATAATTTTACGTGTAAGTATTAATGTGTTTAAGCAACAAAGAACAACAGATGCAGCGGATTGGGATTAAGATGTATCTTAACTGTTCGACTGTCATTAGATATGCTCCACCAGAATTAGTCCAATCGTGACAGTTGATTGGTGGAATAAAAAAACAGAGGATAGTGTATAACAGCACTATTCTCTGTTTTTGT